ATTCCAGAGGATGTGGATCTAATACAAGCTGGGTCCCCATGTCAAGGATTTAGTTTTTCCGGAGATCAGTTGGCTTTTGATGATCCTAGATCTGCTTTATTTTTTGAGTTCATTCGGATTGTAGATGAGTTCAAGCCAAAGTATTTCATGCTTGAAAATGTTCCAATGAAAAAAGAGTTTGAGAATGTGATTAGTTTCTATACAAAACAATATCCACATACCATAAATGCAAGTTTAGTTTCAGCTCAAAATAGGAAGAGATTGTTCTGGACAAACATACCTTTTAAGAAACCTCAGCCAGAAGATCAAGGCATAGTGCTTAGAGACATTCTTGAAAAGGATCTGGATCCATCAAAATACAAGATCTCAGATATGCTAATCAACAGAGTTCTGAATGAACCAAGAGGAGCTGGTAAATTCTATGATGAAGATTCAGACAAGATTGGAACTCTTATAGCCGGGTATCATAAAAATCCTACTGATGGATGCTACATCCAAGACAAGACAAATTATAAAAGGAGACAAAACCTCAAGGGCTTAGATGATAAATCTAATCCTTTAATGGCTGGAAATAATCACATGGGTTTTGGAACTAATGGAGCAACAGTTATTCCAGATCCAAGCAGACCAAAGATGGTTGGTTTTGCAGATGGTATAAATGGGCATGACATTCTCAAAAGAGTATATGATCAAGATGGCAAGTCTCCTACCCTTTCAACTTGTGGGGGTGGTAATACAGAACCAAAGGTGGGTATTAAAAAAGCAGTAGGGGGCAAGATAGTTGGAAGAGCCTTTGATGAACATGGAAAAAGAAAAGATCATTTAGGATCTGTAGCCGGGGAGACAACTCAAATGCTTGAATCAAGATCTGATGAAAAGTCAAACACTTTGACAACAGCTCAGAAAGATACAGTTGTTGGGGTTGAAGAAGAGGAATGGACCTGGAGAAAGATCTCAGTTATTGAAGCAGAAAGATTGCAGTCTGTTGATGATAACTATACTGAGGGAGTATCTAATACTCAGAGATATAGAATGTTAGGCAATGGCTGGAACTGTAAAGTCATAGAATTTATTTATGAGAATCTTTTAGATGAACCAGATCCATTGCCAGATGCTATAGTTTATAAACAACAATCTTTATTTGATTAGGAGAGGAGTATGAATGAATGGTGGTTTGCCTTAGATAAACATTTCTCAGATGATGAGATCCAAAAGATTTTAGGCCTGTATCAAGATCCACATAAAGGACAAGTAGGATTTGATCAAACAAAAGAAGTAGATTTTGTAAGAAGATCTATGATAGTTGGTTTTGAGTTTATGTCTCCCGGTCATAAAATTATTTCTGAGATCTTAGATCCTATAGTGCACCTGGCAAACAGAGAAGCATTTGGATTTGATATATCTGGTATCTCTGAATATCAGATAGCTAAGTATAATGTTTCCGAATATTATAAAGAGCACATGGATTGTAGATTGAGAGGAGTCCCATCTACTAGAAAGCTAAGTGTTACAGTCCAGCTTTCAGATCCAAGCTGCTATGAGGGTGGGGACTTTTTGTTTGGCAAAGATATTCCTCAACCACCAAAACAGATAAAGAATAAAGGATCTGTTCTGGTCTTTCCTAGTTTCTTATATCATCAGATAACTCCAGTAAAAAATGGAGATAGATTTAGTCTAGTTGGATGGTATGAGGGTCCACAATGGAGATAAAAATATATTGGAAAAGTATTTGCATTGAGTCCAATTTGTAGTATATTTAGATAGTAGGTTAATCAAATGAAAGGAGAAAAAATGAAAAATCGCTTACAAAACTATATGCCAAGCCAGAAAGGTCAGTTTGATCTTATGGATTGGATGTCTGATATTCTTGAGAATTTCTGCAAGAATAATAACTTAGAATTTGCATCTGCTGATGAGATTGGTTGGGAGACTGATGAGCAAAGAGAATGGCTCAAAAGATTCATCAGAGTTTGGGAAGATCTATCTGATAGAGATACCCTAAGATGGCAAAGAAAAAAATACATGGAGAATCCAACTCCATGGTCTGAATATACCAAAGATCTTAAGATCCCAGAAACTTGGGTTGATGTATCTTATAGCAATGATACTCTTCCAAGTTATGGATCTGAATGTGGAGAGTTTAGGATCTGGATCAATGCTCCAACTCTAGCTGAAAGACAAATCAATTATTTTGATATTGGTTTCAAGACTCTTGAGCAATTTATTGATTGGAGATTTTGTGTTCAGAGAATGGATCCTTACTATGAGGAATCAGTTAGCTTTGACCATTACTTCAAAGATCTTGAAGATGTTAAGAAATTTGTTGTCCATAACAAACAATATCTTAAAACTCATCTTCTTAAGAAAGGAGATAGAGTTCAGTTTGGAGATGATACTTGGTCTATTTGTGGTAGAGATGAGTTTGATATTTCTGGTCTGAAAGGAACTGTTGTTCAGTTTGCTGAGGATCCACATTTATCAGTCCATGATTATTGTTTCAGAGGACACCCACATGATACTGAGGTTTGGATCAAGCTTGATGATGATTCTCCTCAGCATATCTTAGATGCTTATGATGGAGATGAATGGGGTAGATCTGTTCAGTTCATGCTTACTGATTGCAATAATGGTGGAACTGATTTTGCACAATTAAAGAAAGCCAAACTTATTAAGGAGAGCTCATAATGTTTAGTCCAATTTCAACAACAACTTACAAAGGCAAACAAGTTTATATGATCATGGAAGAGCTTATAGTTTGCTTTGATAGAACTGAGGTAGATCTGTATGGCTTTAAAGTTATCTTTGATACAGATAAAGAATACATGATTATCCACCCATCCTCTTATGATACTTTGAGATCTAAGCTTGGGAGACTTGGAGATTATATGATGGAGAATTGGGTATTTGATGAGAATGATGACATCATTCTAAATCAATGGGATCTGGATCCAGATGGGGATTTTGACTTCCAACAATTTGCACCTAAGTTTGAGATCTCAGATCTTGAGATTGGTGGAGAGTATCTCATCAATGGTGGTGGCAATCATCATGGTAGAGGTAAACAAAGAATCATAATTCATACTATTACCAAGGCTGGTAATATCTATGGAGAGAAATATTCTCTTACTACTGGTCAATGCATTGGTCAAAAATGCAAAGTAGCTTTAGAGGATATTGTGGAACTTTATGGAGAAACTTATAGGGGGAAAAACTAATGTATTATGTTTATATTTATTGCCCACACTTTGAGGGGTATAGATGGGTTTGCAGATTTAAACATCTGCATACAGCTCTGGAATCTTGCAATAGAAAAAGAGAAAGAGAAATGAAAGCAGATCTACCTTTATCTTTTGTATCAGATAGATCTGATAGAGGACTTTCTAAAGATCTTGGACTTGATTGGGACAAGAAAGAAAGAGATGATCTAGCAGATCTTAATAGAGACTTTATGAGGTTAATGAACAATGAGCAATCATAAGACATACCTTGAGGATCCTTTGGATCCTCAATTCTATTATGATCCAAATGAGTCTGTAGAGAACAATCTGGAAAGATATGGGAGAATGCTAAAAACAGCCAGAGAACTTTATAGAAGATATTATGGAGAGGACAATACTTATCCCACCTCAGAGGAGATCTCTGAATTGTTCTACTCCCAACTGGATAGATTTCCAAGGAGAAAAAATGAAACTAAATATCCCTATCAAACAAGCTAATACAAAGACTGTTCAATTTAGAATAGATCCAGAAACTAGCAAGATGCTTACTAAGTTAAGATCTCACTATGGCACTACCTCTGGAGTATTGCTTAAAGAGATGATCAAAGAAACATATAAGTCTGTATATAAAAAGGAACAGACTTAATATCAATGGAGAGTAACGGGACTTCCTATCTAAACCTACCTATCCCGTTCCGTTGCTCTTCTCCTTTTTCTCCTCAGACTGATACTTAATATTCAAACCAGCCAAGGTGCAAAGTCTATTCTTTTCATCTAAACCTTTCTCAGTAATTTTAAAATCATTACCATCTACAGCTAGATAACCCTCTACTACAAGATCATTGCATAGATCTGATGGTATAGAATCATTGAACATTACTGATAGCAATGCACCTAGTCTTTTGTTTTGAGTTTTACTTAATGCCATATCAAATAGTATGCCAGTCTCCATTGTTTTGGAACAGCATAGATTCAGCAGTTCTTCTTCTTTCCAATCCGGGAAGAACAACTTTTTCTCCATTGACTGTAGCCTTACACCATTTCTTGATCTCTGCTGGAACTCTATCATAGTTCCCTTGATTCAATTCTCTGAGCAAACTACTGGCTTGGAGATTTGCTGGACCTAAGTTGTAAACCCATGAACATAATGCATCAAATTGATACTGCTCAAGAGGAGCTGTTACCAGCTCATTTACATAGTCCTCATACTCAACTATTTCTTCATCAAACCATTGATCTGCTTGTTCTTGAGTGCAAGTCATTCCCATCTCAACTCCTTGGGTTTTGCCCCAAGCTATGGTGGGCACTCCAGCAGAACAAAGGTAGCTTTCTAATTTGCACCCCTCAAAAGACTTGATAAGTGCTTTACCCTCTTCACTAATTTTCATATCAGCTCCATTTGTGTTTCTTAGTTCCACCATCATAGGGAACAGCCAATCCCTCAGCAATGAGAAGATCTGCAATATTACCTTTCTCACAATAGACATCAGCTAAAATTCTTCCGTATTTATCTGGACCATAAGATCTAATTGTTACTTTACCAACCAACCATTCTTTTACTTTCTGTTTTGCTAATAACCCAAGTTCTTTTTCCTTGGCTCTTTCTGGGTATTTTTTTATATTGATCCGGGACTCCGGAGTATCCAGATTGAAGATCCTAATGGATCTGTTATAAAGATATAGATCATAACCAAGAGATATTGTTCCTCTAATGGTATCTCCATCTGTAATTTTTGTAACTTCTATATTATAGATGTAAGTTTCTGGTTGATTACTCATGTTAAAAAAAAGGGGCTTTTGCCCCATAAATATCTATTTATCTTTTGCTTTCAAAATGTTTAATGCACATAGATCAATAAGTTTATATAACTTGCCAATCCATACATCATCTTTTGGGGTAGGGGTTATAGCGGCAATAATACTGCTAACTGTAACTATCAAAGTTACTATCCCTACTATGTCTCCAATAAATCCCATAATATCCTCCCTTATTAGATAACTCCGTAAAGCTTACCATCAATCATCAATCTCTTCATCCTCTTTGTCTAAATCTCTATAGTATTTATTGATGGCAATAATGTTCTTTATATACCTTTTAAACTCAGCCATATTCATAGAAAGGTTCTCATATTCTTTTGTTGTCAAGGCATAATAGGCCTGCTTTGGTGCATTACCCTCTTCAAGATCTTGTAGATATTGTTCCATAATTTCTGGAGTTAGGATCTCCCAATCTACATCAACCAAACCAAGTTCACGGGGTAAGGGTGGATGAAAAATAGGGGGAGCTTTCTCTACTCTTACCACCTCAATAGGTTTAGTTGATGTTGGGATCATGCTACATCCAGAGCACAATATTAAAAAACTAATTGTCAGTATCTTCTTCATTTTCTTCTTCAAATTGATCTGGGTTAGTTAAAGCTATCAAATCATCCTTGACTCTTTTGGTAGCTCTGTTGACTTTGGTTTCAATCAGTCCTGGTTTGGCAAGAGCAAGATTATCTAGGTCATGCCGGGCAAAAGTATTTCTCAGCTCATTGACTTCTCTTTCAGACTCATTCTTTTCTTTTTCTAAAGCATTAAGTTGGGTTTGTGTTTTCTCAGCATTACTTATTAGATTTTTTATTTGATCATTTTGAGTTTGGATCTCTGTTTCTAAGATCAGTTGATTGCCTTTTAAAACTGAGATCTGATCAAGCAATCTATCAATATACCAAGCAGATCCAGATATTGTAATCAACAATATCAATCCTAATCCCCCGGCTATTTTGTATCCCATGTAAACACCTCAATAGGTTCTTCTTTTCCTTTTACCTTTATTGGATCTAAAGGTTCTAAATCAAATGATAAACCTTGTTCTGTAGATTTGGCAACCAGGAGATGAACTCCAGCATCTTTTGTAGCACTCTCCATTCGGGCCGCTAAGTTTACTGAATCTCCAATACTGGTATAAGAAAACCTCTGATCAGATCCATGGTTTCCAGTAACTCCGGGACCCGTTGCCAACCCTATGCCTATTTCAACTTCTGGCAAACCCTCTTCTTTTAGCTCATGGTTTACCAATACTAATTGTCTCCGGATCTCTAATGCAGATTTGAAAGCTTGTTCTTCATGGTTTGGAAGATCTAATGGAGATCCAAAGATCCCAAAACAAGCATCTCCAATATAAGAACTGATACATCCACCAAAATCCATGATTACTTTTGTCTGCATAGTAAGACATTTATTCATAATATAAGTTACTGTTTCTGGATCTGTTCTCTCTGATAAAGATGTAAATCCTCTAAGATCTGTAAACAGATAAGTATTTGTCCTTACTTCTCCACCAAGTTTCAATAGATCTGGATTGTTTTGTAGGATCTTCACATTTCTAGGATCTAAATATTGCTCAAACTGTTTCTTGATCAGTTGTCTCAACTTATATTGCTCTCTGTAGTTCAAATAAAAGGCTACTCCACCAGTAGTCAAACCACCCATCAAAGACAAAGTTACATCAATTAAGTAGCCATTTCTTATAATTAGAGCTCCAGAAATGCTCTCTAAGGCAATTAAAAGAATAAAGATGACCAATGATACCCCTAAAATAAACCTATTTAGGGCAATCCAAATGATGCTCATGCTCAATAAAAGTATCAAGATCTCTACAGCCGGGGCAAAGTCTGGGATCCTTGGACTGTTCTGAATCAACAAAGATTCAGCTAAAGCAGCTTGGACTTCTTGAGGAAATAGTAAACCTTTGCTTGTAGCAATCTGAGGTAGTATGCCGGGAGCTGATGTTCCAATTATTACAAACTTGCCATCAACATCTAGCTCATCCAAAGTTGTTGTTGGAGTATCTACAAAAGAGATCCATTTTCTTCCAAGATTATCTGTTGGTATTGGTGGGATCCCTTGGACTGTAATTTCTTCTATACCAAATTCATTCTGTTTGACTATGTAAGTATCAGACTCAGCTAATCTTTTTAAGATCTGAGTTGCAAAAGCTGGAGTATATCCACCCTCAGATTTGTATAACAATGGCATTCTTCTCAACAAGTTATCCACATCTACCGGGGCTGAGACCAGTCCCTCTAATGCAGACTCTTGGATGATTGGTATATTTTCCATGTATCCTTTTACTAACACTCCTGGGACTTCTCCTTGATGCCCAAGAATTACAGTCCCGGTAAGAGGTGGCTGTTTACCATTATTGTTTTCAAATGTGGCAACAACTGTTGGAAGATCCTTGATGAAGTTTGCAAAGATCTCATCTTGTTTGAATCTATCCGGATAAGTAAAGTTCATAGTCCAGCCAACACCCATTGCACCATTGGTCATAATGTCATATTGGATCTGAGCATATTCAGATCTTGGAAATGGAAAACCACCACGGGATCTGATGTCATCCTCAGATATATTTAAGATTGTGAAATATCCAGATGGTTCTTGTTCTACTACAAATGCATCAAATGTTCTTAGCTTGATTGTTTCTAACATAGATGGATTCCAAAGATACAGTCCTAAAAATGTTATTAGTAAAGCCGGGAGAGTAAACTTCTTAACCATCAGATTGAGTTATTGTTATTATTGTAGAGTTGCCACCATTTACCTTTATAGTTTTTGAGATCCCATCTTGATTAAAAATTACTGTATATGCACCATCAACTCTAAGATCTAATCTAGCAGATTCGGAAACAGATCTTTGAACAGTCAAAACATTGTCTGTAATAAATGTAGTTATTTGAGTATCTGGATCTTGACCAAATTTTGTTCCGGTCAAGGATATAGATCCAACTTGAGCAAGTGCATCCTCTTCTTCTTCAACTGCTAACTGATCTAATATATCTAATAGATCCTCCAAAAAATTAACGGATAATGCATCTATTGAGAGCTCATCAAAAGAGAAATCTTCCTCAGCTAAAAAGTCCTCAGCCAAGAAATCAAAATCTAAATCTGCCTCCGTTAAGATCTCTGTTTGTTTTGTATTGTTCTGAGTTTCATCTACCAGCACTTCTTCTTTTGGTGGACTTACAATTAGCAAATTATCTATCAGCTCTAGTGTTAGATCTAAAGTAACAACTTTGCTTGGTGGATTCTCAAACACATCTACAGTTGTTGCTTGAAAAGGTTTGTTCAGAATTACAGTTCCCCCGGCTGTTACAACTTCTATCTCTCCACTTGATAGACCAAACTCATCTGGCAAAAGTATAACCAAAGTCCTACCCAGCTCATCAATGGTCATTGTAAAATCCGTTCCATTGATACCAACAAAACTTGTTGGAGTCTCTATCTTGATATTGTTTTTATTTATTTTGTTGACATTGCCAGATAAGAATCTAGCAGTCCCCAGACTGAACTTTAGACCAAGCTCTGCTTTGTTAGGATCTGGATTAAATACATATTTTGTAACCTTGAGCTTACTGTATTCTGTTAGCCAGACTTGGCTTTCATCAAGAAAAGTAATACCCATCCTACCATTGCTGGTAAGTGCTGTATCATCTTGCTGGATGGCAAAGTCTAGTTGGGCATCATAGGGTTGATCCCTAACTATTTGTCCTTTGCCATTTAGCTCTGAAACATCTCCAATAGTATCAGCATGAAGTTGATCCACCTGCATC